ACCTTCAACAGTTATTGTAACCCCACTCGTAAATCCGTGTGCAGGATGTAAAACTGTAACTGTGCTATCTCCTTCTTCAGCTTTAAATGGATCGTCATCTAATTCTATTCTTACATCTGCCTGTAATGTACCTGTTAATTCTGTTGCAGAGGTATATCCTGTTATTTCTATTTCTGTGCCGTGATATCTAATATGCTTACCAACATAGTTAGATGTAAAGTAGGCACTACTTGCAACAATATTAACTGAAGAGTTTTTAGTTGTTTGGTCTATATCTAAAGTAATTGCATCATCTGCAAATTTAAAATATGGCTGATATATTTTTTCTTGGTTTGTGCTTACCTTAAATGAAAAGTTTGATATAGCAAAAGTAGTAGCACCTGTTCTTGTTAATATCTGTGGTGCAAATTGTTTATGAGTAATAATCATAGTATCACCCTGTTGTGTATATGTAAGTTCAAACAACTCTGCTGTTGTCCATATACAACCTGTTATACTTGATAATAATGTACCATTAGTAGAAAATATTTTGCATTTTGTATTTTGAAAAGCAATTATATATTCTTGATTTTCATTAAATATAAAAGGTTCTATTCGTGTTTCTTCACCTAAATCATATCTAAATAATGTACCTTGGCGTCTTTCTATCGGGCCTTGGTTAAGACAAAAAACATTTCTTGCTCTTTTTAATGCTTGTTGAAATGCACCAAGATCAGTTCGTGCTATAAGAGTTTCGTCTACTTCGCCACGAGTAAAACTATTCTGGTGTACTCTTTGTGTTGCCATTCATCAACTACTACTACTTGGTACAACTGCCCTTATACCATCTGCAGTACCTCTGTTTCTAACTTCAATTAATAAACTTGTGTTAAGTTTTCTTGTAGTTTGTGTTTGTGATTCCATACTTCTAGCTAACACTAATTGCTGATTTGCTCTTTTTTGATAAAGAGTAGATAAACCATCATTTCGTGCTATTGCTCCTGCAAATAAACTAGCAAGTTCAAAAACAACTGCTTGGGTAAAATAATCTGGAAACTCTTTTTCGTGTGGTTGATATGTATAATGACACACTACAACATCACTTGAACTTGTGTTAGTAAATAATTCTTCGTTATATCTATCAAATACAATTACATTATCTGATACAGTAACAGTATGTATTAATATTGCATCATTAGGTATCTGATATGCTGAATCCCATTTATCTAAAGGGTTTGTTGCAAGTTTTGTTAGTTGTGCTTGTTTTGTTGCAAATCTCCATCTAGCTTTTGTTAGTAAAGATCGCAATGTTGTTTCATATAACTGATTAGCTACTTTACTTTCTACAGTATTATCTGTAAATGAAGCGATTGTGTTTGCTCCAATTAAAACTAAACCTTGATTACATATATCTATTTTACTTACCATAATTTAAATATCGGGGGAGTTGCCTCCCCCAATACCCTATGTACCATTAATAGTTGTTACAGTAGCCGCCGCCGTTGCACTTGATACAACAACAACATCTACTGTTCTTGTGCCACCTGTAGCTCCAACAGCAATGATTACATCATTCTGATGAAGTTGATTAGTAGCACTGTTAAAATATCCAGATCCTACAATAGTACTTATAGCATCTGCAGAGTTGTAGAGATAAACATTTTGATCTCCACCACCTGCAATCTTTTTTAAGTTTGCTTGAGTAAAAGCCATTAGTTTTCTCCTATTCTGTTATTTGACATTCTATCGCACCATCATTGTCAATCATCACAGCACCCATAGACATATATGAAGTGATTAGATTACTGACCTTTTCAGGTATATAGTTTACTTCAGTTCTGATATCAGAACCCATAGCTAAACCAACAGACGATCTGTGGTAAGCGTGGCAATCTCTAGTTGTACTAGAAAGCGACAGACCAGAGAAAGAGAACCATAAGAACCCTAACCATCTCTTAGCCGTCATACCACCTGCATATGGTAGTTCTTTTTCACCGATATACTCTGCTCTTGAGAATTGGTCAATTTGTAATAAATCTGCCCAACCTGCTGAAGATACAACAAAATATCTTTGTCCATCATCAGGAACATCAGCTTCGCCGAAATTTTCGTAAACTGTTAACGCCTTTGCAAGTGTAAGACCTGCAGAGCCGTGTACGACATTGTTACTATTAGACCCTGCATCTAACACATCAACAATAAGTTGATCTGTTTTTCTACCTAGAGCAGAAGCCGCCGATTGTGAAAGAACTTGTCTTTCATCTATGTTAGTTTTCAACTCATCCAATCTATCAACATAATCCGCCGCATAGAAATCAGATAGAGTTACATCAACTGTATTGTGAGTTATTTCCATAGTTGGAACATTGGCGTGTCTTGATTTCTCAGTAGCACTACCTTTGCCCACCTTCTGGAATCTCGCTTGATTGCCTTTTACATTATTAAGCTGTCTTACTGTATTCCTCAGTTTAGAACCCATACGCTGATATGCCATATGGACTTCTGATTCAAACTGCTTAATAAAGGCAGTAGTAATGGAAGTTGCCATAACTATCTCCTATAAAGTTAATATTACAGTTTATGAATTGTCCGCAGATTTCTGATATCGGGTTATCCAACGAGGGCCACACACATTATCTATGGGTTCACCTTTAAAACCTTTCGGCTCTAAATAAAAATACTTCATTTTTACATTTTTGACAAGTAGCTGTCTATTTGAAATTTTAAATCCCATATATTGTACCCATCTTAGTGTAGCTTTTTGTTCTTCTGTAGCTACATTCCATAAGAATTTATACTTACTTGCTAACCATTGAAACACTCTTTTTTGGTTTTTCATAAACTTAAAACTGTCAAAAGGTTCTTCGCTACTAAGCCACCAAGCTGTACCTCTTTGTGGATTTTTCTTTTCTCCACAACATCCAAACATAGCCACTACTTCGTGATTATCTTTATATACTGAGAATGTATGTACATTAGGTCGGTTGATTCTAAATGGATATAATAACACCCATAATGGTTCTTTACCTGTAACTGCTAGTTCATACTTGTCTGTCTGCTTTAGTTTTTTTGCTAAAACAAAACAGTCATCAGGAACTGCTATGTCCATATACATTATCTATAGAGTCTTTGAAAAGCATCATCAACCCTTTTGACATAAGACTCATCTCTTTCTTTTGGATCAAAGTATCTTGGGTCTTTCATCATTTGCCTTACATCATCTACAGTTAATCTGTTTGCAGGTTCAGTAGGTGCATTTGATATGTTTTGATTTTGCATTTGCATAACTCTTTCAAGTATTTCAATACCCTGTGCTGATTGTCCTAGCGTTGTTTGTAAATACTCATAATCGTCTGCATTAAAATGACTTTGTGCAAATGAATCAACTGCATCTATACGAGCATTTGCATTTTCTCCTAATTTCTCCTGTTCATTTTCTAAATTAGGTTGATAATGTTGCTGTGCACTAATAAACTTATTAATACCTGCTTCAAACATTTCTTGATTATATGCATTCTCCTCGCAATGATCCATCCACCAATCAAACAATGGGTTCTCTACTACTTGATCTTCAGTTATTTCTTCAGGTAATGCAGGTAACTCATAGTTTTCTGGAACTTCTGACTCTGCTTCTGTAGACAACTCATTTATTATTTCATCTCGTAAGTCTTCTTTTTTTCCCCCAACAAACTGCTCTAAATGAGCATTAGATTTTAATAACTCATCTGTTCTTATTTCTCCTGTTTCAGCATTCCAAAACTTTTCAGGTATATTCTCTGGACGAATATGACCACCTTCTTGTGGTTGTTCTGATAAGTTTTGTGGTTCTTGTGGTTCTTGTGGTTGTTGTTGTGGTTGAGGTTCTACCTGCTCTTGTGATTCAGGTGTTGACTCTTGTACTTCTTCAACATTATCTGACATCTTGTTTCTCCTTTATGATGTTTTGACTTCTACCTTTATTAAGTCGGCGTTGTATTAAACCTACAATATAGCGTTGACCTTCTATATGTCGTAGTTGATTGTCAGAAATTTCTGAACCTGCTACTGCCTCTATAGTTATTTGGCGAAGATATTTAAGAACTTCTGCACCTGCATCAGCTTTAAACACACTTTCAAAGATAAAATTAAGACGGGTTTCTTCGTCAGGACTTCGTTCAAAATTATCTAATCCTACTATACGATTAGGTTTTGGTTTCATTCTACTTTTATATCATCCTGTAAACGATTTTGCAACATTAGATACTTGTTGAGGATCCATTCCTTGTTGTTGCATATTAGCACCCATCTGTTGTAACTGTTGTCCTGCCTGAATCATTTCTTCATCTGACCTAATTAATTCTTCTGGAACACCTAGTTTTTTTGCAATAAACTTAGCCATATCTTGTTGTTTAATTAATAGATTAGTTATTTGTGGGCCAACTCTTCCTTGTAGCATTGCAACAAATCTATCTATTGTAGCAACATCTTGTTGTTGTTGTGCTTGTGCTAACGGCGAAGAAGATCGTATTTTTATTTCTCTACCATTAACAGTTGGAACATTTATTCTGCCTTGTTTTTTTAATATATATATAACTCGTTGTAATACAGGATTGACTAATTCAGCTTGCAATCTACCAAACGCCGCACCTATTTGACGAGAAAGGTCTGCCATTCTTTCTGCTACTTCTGTTGCAGACATTGGTGTTTTTTCATTAGGATTGCCTAACATATCATTATACAATGCTTTCTTAATATTAGTTCTCATATCTTTCACTACCAAATCAGAAACTTGAAAATTTCCTGCAGGTTGTACAGGAGTTAAACCACTACTGCCAACTGCTTTAGGTATGATTGTTCCCGGAATTAATTGAATATTATCAACATTAATAACACCATCATCTTCTACTTGATACATACCAGATATTGCCATTTGGGCATTTTCTAATATTAATTCAATTACAAGATTAGCTGTTTTAATTGCAGGTAAAGCCATTTGAAGTGGGCCTCTTCCGTACACTTCTCCTGCACATTTACTCCATCTATAAACAATAAATGGATTAGAACCTATGCCTCTAAAAGTATCTGAAAATAATTCAGCATCATACATCTCTGAAATAACACAATATATATATTCTTCTTCTTTTTTATTTTCATAGTTTCTATAAACAACTTCTACAACTTTACAATCTTTATCAGGATTTTGACTCATCTCTTCTACCATTCTTTCTGGTAGTTTTGCTTTAGGATAAGCAATCATTATTTGTTTAAATTTAATATATCGTTCTCTAAATATATGATCTATCTTATCATCATAACCAGAGTCTAATAATACTTGTGGTAAAGGTATTGATCTGAATCTTATAGGTTGTACAGCATCTCCTTCTTCTACGAGCAACACACCTGTACCTACTGCGCAATCTAAAAATGTTTCGTGTACTTCTTGTGAAAAGTTTCATTAACTGTTTTTTGTTGATCTTTTGGTATTTCTGTTCCTGAAACTAAATCTGCCCATCTTGCATAATTAGGAACAATACCTGCTTGTAAACGAGAGGCAAACTCTTGCACTCCAACAACGGCTGTTTCATCAAATATAGATTCGCTTCGTCTTTTAGCTATGCTTTCTGAATAAAAAGATTCTCTTTGTGGTAAAGCATACTCATAGCAATCTTCAAATATAGGAGTCCATTGATCTTTTACAGCTTTAGCTTTTCTGTATCGTGCTAATAACTGTTTAACTTTAGATTCACTATAATCTATAGTTACCTGTGGTTTAACATCAATGACCATTTATACTCCAAGAGTGCTTTTTGTTTGAATATCACCCTGAACCATAAATCCTTGTCCACCTTTTCTACCAGATAATAAAGAGCGTCTGCCCCTTTTA